CGCCGGTAACGTCGGGATTGGAACTACTAGTCCTACAACTAAATTTCAATTAGCAGGTAATTCAACTTATATAAGTGTAAAAAATACTAGTAACTATAGAGCTGTAGATTTAGGTGCTGATAGTTCAGGTGATGGACAAATTATAATGCGAGATTCATCTAATAATAATAAAATACTTTTTTACGCAGAAGCTAATGCTAGCAATTATATTAACAACGGTGGTAATTTTGGTATTGGAACTAGTAGTCCAAGTTACAAACTAGACGTCGTTGGATCCGCAGGCAACACTGCTAGATTTAAAGGAAGTGGCGGTCAAGCAACTGTTTCTATTAACGATGGAACAAACGATAATTATATAGTTGCACTATCTGGAGATTTACAACTAAGACCAAGCGGAACAACAGTTTTAACTACTAAATCAAGTGGTAACGTAGGTATTGGATCTACTAGTCCTACTTCAAAATTAACAGTTGCTGTTGGAGATATAGAAACATCAGGAGTAGGATATGGTCTTATTTTAAAATCACCAAATGGAACAAGATATAGAGTTACAGTAGATAACTCAGGTAATTTATCAACTACTGCAGTATAGTAAAAACGCAATAATAAGTGTAACTATTTAATAAAGAAACATATTAATTAATTAAATTAAATCAAAATGGCAAAAATTAAAGACGAACAATTAAAAAAAGTAACAGAACAACAACAAGCTTTAACTAATTTATTAGCTAGAATTGGTGTTCTAGAAATTGAAAAACTTAACCTTTCTGGTGAGATTAAAAAACTAGAAGGTGAAGTTGAACAAACTAAAAAAGAACTAGAAGAAGAGTACGGTAAAGTTAGTATTAATCTAGCTGATGGTACATACGAGAAGATCGAGGATAAAAAAGATGCATAACATCAGAAAAATCAGTATTGGAACTGATTATAAAAATGATGCAATGCATTATGCGGTAGGCCAACAAGTTTATGGTGGTCATGAAATATCGCATATTTTATTTGAAGATTCTGATAGTTCTTATAACATTTATATAAAGAAAAACGATGAAGTATTACCATGGAAGAAGTTTAATTCTAACATGGCTATATCAATCGAATACGATTTAGAGTATTAATGAAAAGCTTATATGATTTTATTGTAGAACCTTTAGGTGATAAATACAATAATGAAATACAAGTTGGTGATAAAAAACTAGTTGTTAATACTAAAATTGAATCATGGACTTTTGTAAATAGACTAGCTAAAGTAATTGAAACACCAATTGCTTTTAAAACAAAAATTAAAAAAGGTGATACTATTGTAATACATCAAAATGTATTTAGAACTTTTTATGACATGCGTGGTAATAAAAAAGTTAGTAGATCATGGTTTAAAGATAATCTTTATTTTGTAGGTTTAGATCAAATATATTTATATAAAAACTCTGAGGGTTGGCACTCATTTGCAAACAGATGCTTTGTGCACCCAATAAAAGATAAGAGTGATTTTACTACAAATAAAGAACAAAAATTAAAAGGTATATTAAAACACGGTAATACGAATTTAAAAAACCTTAATATAAACGAAGGAGATTTAGTTGGTTTTAAACCAAACAGAGAGTGGCAGTTTTTAGTAGAGGGAAAACGTTTATATTGTATGGAATCAAATGATATTGTAATTAAATATGAGCACCAAGGAAACGAAGAAGAATATAATCCAAGCTGGGCAAGTAGCAGTTAAAGAGTTAATCAAAGTTGCTAAAGAACCTATTATAGATTATGGTCCTGATATTTCCGCAGACAGACTTAAAAATGCTGCAGCTACAAAAAAACTAGCTATATTCGATGCTTTTGAAATACTTAATCGTATTGAAGAAGAAAAGAATATGCTAGAAGATAAACCTAAAGTTGAAGAAAAGAAAAAATCTAACTTTAAAGGTTTTGCAGAAGGGAGGTCTAAATAATGTACGAGCAAACTTTATATACAATATTAGAAGATTACATTACACCTAGTACTCTTAAAAAAAATAATAAGTATAAGAAATGGGAGTATGGTTATAATGAACAACATGATATGGTTGTTATTAGTAAAGACGGTACAATAGGTGATATATACGAAATACAAAATCTTAAAATAGCTTTACCACAAGCAAAGAGTATTCACAAGTTTGAAAATGGTAAGTGGAATCAGTTTGAATATCCTAAAGTTTTAAGTAAAATAAAAACAGTATTTGATTTTAAACAATATCCAGAGGATTTTAAAGAAAAATGGTATGATTACATCGATAATGAGTTCACCCGCAGGGAGGAAGGTTTTTGGTTTTATAACAAAGGCGTTCCTACTTACATTAGTGGTACTCATTACATGTACTTGCAGTGGTCTAAGATTGACGTCGGGGCACCAGACTTTAGAGAGTCAAATAGATTATTCTTTATTTTCTGGGAAGCTTGTAAGGCAGATACACGATCCTATGGGATGTGTTACCTTAAGAACAGGCGTTCCGGGTTTTCTTTCATGGCCTCAGGAGAGGTGGTTAACTTGGCAACCATATCAAGTGACAGTAGGTATGGTATATTATCCAAGTCCGGTCCTGATGCAAAGAAGATGTTCACAGATAAGGTGGTACCCATATCAGTTAATTATCCCTTCTTTTTCAAACCGACCCAGGACGGAATGGACCGTCCAAAAACCGAGCTTGCCTACCGTGTCCCCGCAACCAAGTACACCCGTCGTAAGCTCACCTCCTCCGCCGACGAGACCTTACAGGACGAATTACAGGGACTTGACACCACTATCGACTGGAAGAATACCGGTGACAACTCCTACGATGGGGAGAAGCTCAAACTACTCGTTCACGACGAGTCCGGTAAATGGGAGAAGCCGAACAACATCCTCAACAACTGGAGGGTCACGAAAACCACGTTAAGATTAGGTAGTAGAATTATTGGAAAGTGTATGATGGGTTCAACATCAAATGCTTTAGATAAAGGAGGTAAAGAATTTAAAAAATTATACGATGACTCAGATGTCACAAAAAGAAACAGCAATGGACAGACTCGCTCAGGATTATATAGTTTGTTCATACCTATGGAATGGAATTACGAAGGATACATTGATTCTTATGGATTACCTGTATTCGATACACCAAAAAAACAAGTTAAAGATCCGCACGGTATAACAATAAAACAAGGTGTTATAGAATATTGGGAAAATGAAGTAGAAGGATTAAAAGAAGATCAAGATGCTTTAAATGAATTTTACAGACAGTTTCCTCGTACAACTAAGCATGCTTTTAGAGACGAGTCAAAACAATCTTTATTTAATCTAACTAAGATATATGAGCAAATAGATTTTAATGAAGATTTAAAAAATAGTATAAATATAACAAGAGGTAGTTTTCAATGGGAAAATGGAGATCAAGACACTAGAGTTATATTTGTACCAAATAAACAAGGAAGATTTTTAATTACTTGGATACCAGATATTAATATACAAAATAGAAGATATATTAAAAATGGTATAAATTACCCAGGTAATGAACATATGGGAGCATTTGGTTGTGACCCATATGATATATCAGGAACAGTAGATAAAAGAGGTTCAAATGGTTCACTGCATGGGCTTACAAAGTTTAGTATGGAGAACGCACCACCAAATCATTTTTTCTTAGAATATATAGCGAGACCTCAAACTGCTGAAATATTTTTTGAAGATGTATTGATGGCGTGTATATTTTATGGTATGCCAATACTTGCAGAGAATAATAAACCAAGATTACTTTACTATTTTAAACGTAGAGGTTATAGAGGTTTTGCAATGAACAGACCTGATAAAGCAAGAAATAAATTATCTGTAACAGAAAGAGAAATAGGTGGCATACCTAATTCTAGTGAAGATATAAAGCAAGCTCACGCTGCAGCAATTGAAACGTATGTTGAAAATTTTGTAGGATTAAAAGAAACAGGATATGGAGATATGTATTTTCAAAGAACGTTAGAAGACTGGGCTAAATTTAATATAAATAATAGAACAACTCATGATGCTTCGATCAGCTCAGGTTTACCTCTTATGGCGTGTAACAAACATAGATATACTCCAACAACAAAAAGAGAATTACAACCTGTTGATGTAGGTATTAAAAAATATAATAATAAAGGATCGACATCAAAAATTATAAGTTAAATGAATATATACACTAACACTAATAGTTCTTTTCCAAGTCAAGTAGTAAGTGACGCAGAAAAAGCTAGTATTGAGTACGGAACACAAGTTGCTCAGGCTATAGAGCAAGAGTGGTTTTCGCAAGGAAGGACTAGTGGTAATAGATACTTAACTAATTGGAATAATTTCCACATGTTAAGATCGTATGCTAGAGGAGAACAGAGCATACAAAAATACAAAGATGAGTTAGCTATTAATGGTGATTTATCATATTTAAATTTAGACTGGAAACCAGTACCTATATTATCTAAGTTTGTAGACATAGTGGTAAACGGTATATCATCAAAAACTTATGATATAAAAGCTTATGCCCAAGATCCTGA